TCAATTAAGACCAGTAACTATTGGGTTTGATAACGTGTTCGATCACTTTGAAAGAATGATGGACGACCACAATTTCAACGAAATGGTTAGATACAATTACCCACCATATAATATCGTAAAGACAGGTAAAAACACCTATGATATTGAACTAGCACTTGCTGGTTTCAATAAAAAAGATATTGAAATTAATATGGAAGATGGTATGCTAAATATCAAATCAGTAGTAGAAGCTACTAAAGATAAAGACGAGGATGGAGTAATCCACAAAGGTATCGCTAAAAGATACTTCTCTAAATCTTTTACAATTGCTGATGATGTTGAAGTTAAAGGCGCTGAATTAAAAGATGGTCTTTTAAAAGTGTCTTTAGAAAGAATTGTTCCAGAGTCTAAAAAACCAAGAACAATTAATATTAAATAATAATAAAACCAATATCTGGTATGTTTCAAACGCATACCAGATATAAATACTTATATCGTTCATCCCAAAAGGACGGAAGTAGGCAATGCCGAAGGAACGCACCTAACTTTAGATAGGAGGGTGTCATGGATAGACATACAAGAGTATTAGAATCTTACACAAAAAAACAAGAAATTGATAGAAAAAACTTGACTTTGTTTTCTGCTAGAAAAGAAGTAAATATAAATGCTGGTGGAACAGCAGGTTATACTGTCAAAGAAGGCTCAAATAAAGGTAAGATTTTAAGTCATTATTCACCAAAGGCAAATAACAACTGGTAATAGAGTATTGACAATTTTAACGATATAGTGTAAACTATATGTAATTATATTATTATAAGGAGAAAATATTATGAAACAAGGTGATAAGTTACCAGATATAAATTTTAAAGTAAGATCACTTGGTGAATGGACAGAAACAAATACTGACACATATTTTAAAGATAAAAGAGTTATATTGTTTGCTTTACCAGGTGCATTTACACCAACTTGCTCATCAAAACAACTACCAGGATTTGAAAAGTTAGCAGACGTGTTTAAAGAACACGGTATAGATGACATTTATTGTTTATCAGTAAATGATTCGTTTGTTATGAATGCTTGGGCAGCTGATCAAAAACTTCAAAACGTAAAAGTTATACCAGACGGTAATGGTGACTTTACAGATCAAGTTGATATGCTTGTAGAAAAAACAGGTGCAGGTTTTGGAATGAGATCGTGGAGATATGCTGCTATTGTAAACAATGGTACAGTAGAAGTTTTATTTGAAGAACCAGGTAAAGGTGATAATACAACAGGTGATCCTTATAGCGTAAGTGCACCAGAAAACGTATTAAAATATCTACAATCATTAAATCAAGGAAATAATATTTAAACTAATTTGCTAACTAATTGACTTTTGTTAGTTTAAGTGTTATAATTATATTATGAAATTTAATGAAGATAAAATCTGTAAAGAAATCCTAGACTATATCAAATCAACTTACGGCCAACATTACTCATCAGGTAAAGATGGTATTCAAGTTTTAGATTTATTAAAGTCTATAGGTATTAAAAGTGATTTTTGCCAAGCCAATGCAATTAAATATTTGTCAAGGTATGGTAAGAAAGGTGGTCGTAATCGTAAAGACTTGCTAAAAGCAATTCATTATGTTATACTACTATTAAATAATGATAAGGAGAAAATATAATAATGAAAATAAGTGATAATACAATTAGTATTTTGAGAAATTTCTCAGATATTAATGCTAACATTTTGTTTACACCTGGTAAGACATTAAGTACAATGTCAACTATGAAAAACATTATGGCAAAGGCAGACGTTGAAGAACAGTTTGAAACTGAATTTGGTGTATATGATCTACCAGAGTTTCTAAGAGCATTAGATTCTTTTCAACAACCAGTTTTAAAGTTTAACGGTTCTGCTAATTTAAAAATACAAGATGAAAAAACAACATTATCAGCTAGATATGCATTTGCTGATAAATCTACGTTAAGATATCCTTCAAAACAAATATCAATGCCAGATAAAACAGTTACATTTACACTAAACAATAGTGATTATGAATCTGTTAAAAAATTATATACAAATTTAAGTCTGCCTGATATTGCATTTAAAGGTGAAAAAGGCAAAATTAAATTAGTTGCTTTAGATAAAAAAAATAGTAACTCAAATGAATCATCGGTTACAATAGGTGAAACAGATTTAGAGTTTACTGCATATGTTAAGGCTGAGAATATGAAAATTATTCCTGGTGATTATGATGTTGCTTTATCAAAGGCAAAGATTGCTCACTTCATAAACAAAAAAGTTAAGGTACAATATTGGATTGCTTTAGAAGCAGATAGTGTATTTTAATATGTCAGACAAATATAAATTAGAAGACGGTACTGAATATAAACCTGGTGATACCTTAAAGTTAGAGGAAAGGGAATATCACCAATCAACACATTATATCAATAAGCATATTGAGGTAGATGATGTGATTGAAGAATTTGGTAGTCTTCAAAACTTTGAAAAAGGATTGTACTTCGATTGGAATAATTATTCCACAGCTAGTGATGAAGACAAAAAACTAGCAGATGACGTACAAGAATTTGTAAGTCAACTCGATTACGAAAGACACGAAGACACCTGGACAATTAACAAAGGTGGCTTTGATGTTGATAGTGAAATCGTACAAGAGTTTACAATGGAAGATAAATGATGAATAACGTGAGGAATATATTATGTCAGATTTTTTATGGGTTGAGAAATATCGCCCAAAGAGAATAGAAGATTGTATTTTAACTGAAGATTTAAAAAATACATTTTCTAAGTTTCTAAAACAAAAAGAAATACCAAATCTTCTCCTTTCTGGCACAGCAGGTACGGGCAAAACAACAGTTGCTCGTGCCTTATGTGAAGAATTAGGTTGTGATTATATTATCATCAATGGTTCAGACGAAGGCCGTCATATTGATACACTAAGAACTACAATCAAAAACTTTGCGTCCACCGTGTCGCTAGACGAAGGTGCAAATCATAAAGTTGTTATTATAGACGAGGCAGATTATATGAATGCTGATAGTGTTCAACCTGCATTAAGAAACTTTATTGAAACGTTTTATAAGAACTGTAGATTTATATTTACTTGTAACTTTAAAAACAAAATAATACCTGCCTTACATAGTCGTTGTACTGTAATTGATTTTCGTATTACAAATGGTCAAAAAGTAAAAACTGCTACTGCATTTTTAGAAAGACTAGGTGAAATACTTAAAACAGAAAACATAGAGTTTGATAAAAAAGTATTAGCTGAACTCATACAAAGACATTATCCAGACTTTAGAAGAACAATTAACGAACTACAAAGATATTCTGTAAGAGGTAAGATTGATAGTGGTATACTTGTTTCTTTATCTGAAATCAATAATAAAGAGTTGATTAAGATGTTAAAAGAAAAAAGATTTGGTGATATGAGAAAATGGGTTATTCAAAACCTTGATAAAGATCCATCGTCTTTGTTTAGTGGTATCTATGATATTTTATACAAACATCTACAACCACAATCTATACCTGCAGCTGTATTAACAATTGCTGATTATCAATATAAATCAGCCTTTGTGGCAGACCACGAGATAAATATGGTTGCGTGCCTAACACAAATTATGGCAGAATGTAAATTTAAGTAGAGGATGAAATGGCAAGAAGAACATTTTTTAGAACTTTGATAGTGAAGTTAAGAATGTGGTATGCTGATATAAGAGGTCATCATGGTAAGAGATGGGATTATGAACCAGGCGATTACTATATGGGTTCTCATAAAGGTCATATAAAACACGAAAAAAGACACTAACAATGAGCCGCTTTAGCTCAGTTGGTAGAGCAACTGATTTGTAATCAGTAGGTCCGCGGTTCAAGTCCGTGAAGCGGCACCAGAAAGTATATTATGATTGAATATAAATTGAGTGATTATTTAAATGCAATTAACTGGACAAAAGTTAATTTACTTGACGGAGATGATTTAACGTGGGAAAAAAAATATCCACCATACGTGATTAATCGTTGCCTGTCGCAACATATTGATAGTATTATGATGGCCAATGAGATGAATATTCATCACAGCCTCAATAAACGCTTACAGTTTCATTTTCTACTAAATAGTATAAGAAAAAGAAAACGATTTGGTGGTAAGTGGGTATCTACTTCAAAATCGAAAAATTTAGAGTATGTAAAAGAATATTATGGATATAGCAACGCAAAAGCAAAAGCAGCCTTAGACATACTAGATAAAAAACAATTAGACTTTATCAAAGAGAAGTTAGATAAAGGTGGGAGAAAAAAATGAGTGAAGAAAGTTTTAATTGGTCACCTGAGCAGATGTTAGAAGTTACTCTAAAACAACCAGATGATTTTTTGAAAATTAGGGAAACTTTGTCCCGAATAGGTGTTGCAAGTCGTAAAGATAAAACGTTGTTTCAATCTTGTCACATACTACACAAACAAGGAAAATATTACATAGTACATTTTAAAGAGTTGTTTGCCTTAGATGGTAAGAAAGCAACTTTAGTTGAAAATGATGTACAAAGAAGAAACACAATATCAGTTTTATTACAAGATTGGAATTTATTGACAATTGTAAATCCAAAGGCTGCTGAAAACAAAGCACCTTTATCACAAATTAAGATAATTGCTTTTAAAGAAAAAAATGAATGGACTTTACAAGCAAAATATAATATTGGCAAAAAACAAACTACTGAAGAATCAAAAACTGAATAGGAGTATATTATGATTAAATTATATAGGCTCACCACAGGTGAGGACGTGATTGGTACGCCAGTTGATGAAGATACAACTGAATTACATCAAGCAATTAAAAGACCTTTTGTATTAATTCCAATGCAAGGTCAACCAGGTAAACCTATGCAAATTGGGTTTCATCCTTACATACCTTACACAAAAGACGAAGTAATAAAAATTAAAAAGGCAAACATAGTTACGGAAACAAATCCAGATAACAATATGAAAAGTGCCTATGAGCAAAATACAGGCTCATTATTAACACCTAAAAAATCAATAATAACATAACATTGACTTTTTAAAGTCTTTGTGTTATAATATTATATGAATTTGGCGAGTACTTTTTACACAAACGTTGTTGAGCATAAAGGTAAACTACTCATCCGAGGTGTCAATAACGGCCAATCATATTTAAGTAGAATCAACTATAGTCCTAATCTTTATTTACCTACAAACGAAGAATCAAAATACAAAACACTAGACGGCATAAATCTTAAATCAAAAAGATTTGATTCGATTGTAAAAGCTAAAAATTTCTATAACGAATATAACGGCATACCTGAATATAAAATCTATGGTATGAATAGATATAATTATCAGT